CCCAGTTGTGTCCCCCGCAGCCACGCCAGAATCGACGCTTGCAGGATGCGCGGCGATACCGCGCGCTTGCCCTGCGGAATGCGCGTCCCGTCGCTAACCAGGCTGACAGACGCATAGTTGCGGCGATACCAGTTGCCCAGGTCGCGGACGAATTTTGCCGTCGTGTAGCGGCTTTCCACGCGCTGCCAGGCGCCGTCGGGCGCGCCGGTCATGGGGTCATATTTGTAGGTCGTCAGCGGTTCTTCGATCCAGAGCGCGGTCTGGCGGACGCCGCGCGAATAGGCGACATCCCAATTCAGAATCCCGGCGTCGTAGAACGCCCGTTTTTCTTCCGTCGTCCAAATGGTGGCGCAGATCCGCGAATCGTACAGCAGGCAAAGGACGCCGTTGTCGTACTGGATCGGGCGCGAGGGATCCGTGCATGCCCCGCAACATACGCGCGAAGCGGTTGCAGCAGCCATGATATAGCCGGGATACTTGTAGCCGGTCCGGACCGGGACGACGCATTCCTCCGGATTGTTGCGGTCGCGCCCATACGCGGCAATCTGCCCGGCGCTGTCGGTGCGGCTATGGAACAGATGCCCGTCCTTGAAATTGCCCTGGACGCCGCAGCGCCAGTTCTGCCGGACCAGCAGGACGAACGTGTTAACCGCTATTTCGTCTTCCGTGCCCAGCGCGATGCAATCCCACGGGCAGGCCATGGCGGGAATCGCCGCGTCAATGTCGAGCACGCCAGTCCCTGGCGTCGTCTGCGCGGTCGTGACCGTCACGCCTTCGGGGAAGAAGTCGCCGAAATTGGGATTCCAGATTGGCGAAAACCAGTTACCCGCCGGCCCCTTGTTCTTCGCCGTCAGCGTGATGACGTTGGTTGCGACCGTGACCGTGAACGGCAGGTCGGCGTTTTTCTGCAACTGGGCGGCCAGCGCCGCGGCCATGTTGTCGGCGGTCGCGCCGGCGATCACGCCAACGGCGAATATTTCGTCCAGGATCGAAACCGACAGCGCCCCATTGTCCGTCGCGGGTCCCGCTATCGTGATCGTGTTGACCGCGGCGGCGGCGCCCGTCGTCGGGTCGGCAACGGGCGAAGCGTACAGCGGCAGTTCCGGGCAGCAGTCGAAATGCTGCTTGGCCATCCAGGCCAGAATCGAACCCGTGCCAAACTTGGCGCGCGCTTCGTTGGTTGAATAGAGAATGTAATATTCGCCGGGCACGCCGTCGGCGCCGTCAAGCTGCTGCCCGATAAACAGCGGGCGGCATAGCTCCTGAAGCGGCAAATAGCCGGAAATGCACCAGGTCAGGAAGTTGCCGCGCGCGGCGGCTAGGCTAATTCCGTTTTGCGCCATGGCGGCCCTCCCCCGACGCCGTGCGGGGGGCGTCGGCGGGGGCAACTCTACCGCTTCAGGTAAGCCGCGTCCATACGAAGCGGTGTTTCACATGAAACGCGACCAGCGCGGGCGCGTCCGGGCGCGCCGGCCCGGCCAGTGGCGGGCGACCTCGAAACGCCGCCGGCGCGGCATTACTCGGCTTCGGCGTGGCGCCGGCCGGTCCGGCGGTGCTGGGCGGCGGCGTGTTCGCCGACGGGCACGGCTTCGCCTTGTTCCAGGTCGCCATACCGAATCGCCTGGACAATGCCGGCGGACAACGGGACCTGAACCCAGTCGTCGCCCGGAATTGGCACGTCGTCGACGCTGTAGACCAGCGCGCCGTTGCGGGCGCGGACGGTCACGTAGCGAATCGGCAGGACCGGCGGACCGGCGAGGCGCGGGCCGCGCTTCAGATCCACTTCCTGGTCAAACGTCGTCGCTTTCATCGGCTCCTCCTGCAAACGCCGCTTCAACCGGCGAAATACACGGTTCAGGCGGGCATGGGTCTTCCGGGCAACCGCAGCCGCCCCCGGTCACGGAAATACCAGGCGCCAGCGGCGGCGGCGGTTCGGGCGGCGGGCACGCGCAGCACGGGTCGGACACATGGACCACAATGTCGCCCATTTCCACGACGTCGGCGTCGTCAATGTCCGCGTCTGGCATAACCAATTCTTCATAGAACACGAACACGAAGCTGACCTTGACGTCCGGCGCCCGCGACGCAATCAGCTTCATTCCGCCGTAAGTCGTCGGCCGATAGTGCTGTTCCGGCCGCCAGTTGACCAGCGCGCCGATCAATTGTTTTTCGGCCAGTTCAATGTCGTCGGCCGCCAAGTGTTCGGCTTCCGACCCGCGCCCGTCTAGCTGGACTATGAACGTGATCGACCGCGGATTGATAATCGAATCGTAGTCCGCGTCCTGCGGCCGCAAATGCTGCGGGCGCGTGACCGTCGGGACGACCAGGCAATAGGGCAACTGCAACAACGACCAGTGTTCCTGGTCCAACTGCCGCAGAACCAGCTTGATATTGTCGCCGAACAGCGTCCCGGCGGCGCGCAGGCGGCGCGTGACGCGGTTGTAAAGGCTGGTCACAACTGGCCGGCCCCCCGGCCGCGTCGCGCCAGGCGCCCGCGGCGGCGCGCCGTTGGCCGTTCCGTTGGCGGTCCCGTTACGGCGCGTCGTCATTCCCCGCCCCCGCCGCCGTCGAATTTGACCGCCGCCGTCAGCGCGTCGAAGTCCGGCCGGGCGTCCAGCGCCTCCGTCAACGCTTCGTAAAGCATTTTGCGCGGCGCCATGCGCGACGTACCGCCGGCCAGGTAGCGGCCATATTCGACGTCACTGAATAGCTCGCCTTCATAGTCGGAATTCATCTGCGAATCGACGGAATTGACCAGCCGCCCCGAATCGGTCGCCGGATATTCGCCCGGCGCCGACGCCCTGTGTCGGCCATATTGCCGCCCGCCCCCGCCGCCGCGGCTGGCGTTGGTAATGAACGTGTTACGGCCGTCGTTCAGACGCGCGTCAATCCAGGCGGCAATGACCGAATCGTCAATCCGCGGGCGAACGTCGCCGGATACCGTGACCGTTACAGATATCGCTGTCATATGCGATCCGGGATTGGTTCCCCGTCGTCCGGGCGTTCCCACACGGGCGGCGACGCTTGCGTCGCCGGGTCCGACCGCAGGTCGTTGATTGTTTCAATCGTGCACATCAGCACGAGGAAGCGGTGAACGCCGCCCATGTCTTCGACCTGGCGGACTTTGTACCAGGTCTCGGAAAAGCGGTCGCGGCAGAAGACCCAGTGATTTAGGTCGATCTTCACGTCGGGCGGGTCGCGCAGCACGATTTCATGGCTGGGCGTCGGCGCCGTCGTGGCGCTGGTAAAGACGCCATAGACCGCCTTCCAATCCAGAATTTCGCTGCCGCGCAGCGGGCGGACCGAGGCATGGACCTGGATAACGCCGGGCCGGTCGACCAGCGTCGACACGTCGCCGTCCGGCCGTTCAACCGTCGTGCAAACCGTGACCCTGCGGCGCAGCGCCCCTATCTGCGGCGCGCGGCGCCGGTCGGCACGGCGTAGGGCGTCAATCCGCGGCATAGGCTGGGTTCCCGGATCGGCTGAACCACACCCTACCACAAAATAAAAAAGGCCGCGCCGAAGCGCGGCCTTCCTGGGTTCCCGGCCGGGCGGTTAGCGACGGCGCGCCAGCTTCGCAATCTGCCGGTCACGCGCCGCGCGGGCCAGTTCGGGCGTCGAATATGCGATAGGGCGCCCGCTCCAGCCGGCGCCGGGTTCAATGTCGGCCCCGTCAGTCACGCGCCGCGACGCCTGCCATGGCTCGCCCGTTTTGGGGTTCAGCGGGCGAAACTCGACTTCGTAGCCTTCGCCGTCATGGCCGTAGCGACGACAGGGAAAGATCCTGAATTCGTGCCTGTCGGTGCGGGTCGTTTCGCTGGTCATTTGTCGTCTCCCGTTGGGTTGGTTGGGTCAGTCGTTCTCGGTGCCGCCGCCGCAGGTAAACTGCGGACGTTCCGCGACCTGGGCCTGCTGCGCCTTCCACGCCGCCAGGACGGCCATGTGCCGCCGGCGGCTGCGAACCGGAACGATTTCTTCGACGGAAAGCACTTCGTCGCGGTCATGCCGAACCACGTAGGTCCGGCCGTCGTGCGAAAACGTGCTGCGTTCGTAGGCCATTGCTGCTGTCTCCCGTTCCCGGCCGGGGGGAATTCCCCTACCGTTCTCGCCCCGGGATATATGCCATTATGGCAGGGCAGGATAGCCCTCTCGAAAAAATAAATCGACGCGAGACTTGCAACCCCCGGGTGAGGCGGTAGTTAAGCCGTGTCTGCCAATATGGCAGGGCTAACGGAAGGACGGGAATGCGTCCCAAACTCGACCAGTTGCGGGAAGCCTGGGCAGCCGGCGACAAAACCGCCGCGCTGCGCATTGCGTCCCGCTTTCACGACAGGTCGCTGGAAACGGCGACCTTTTCCCGGGGCTGGGATGCACATTCCAACCCCGATTTTTACCGCCAGATCGGCAAGGATCCGGCTGCGCTCGTCGCCGCCGCCCTGGCCGCCATGGCGCGGAAGTTCAAGCTGACCCCCTACCAACCAACGGAGACTGACATGACGAAGAAGACGAAGACGAAGCGCGCTGCCCCGCCGCGCAAGAACCGCCGGGGCAAGGCCGCCCCGGCCAAGCGCGTCGCCAAGGCGAAGCCGAAGGCTGTCGCGAAGCGCAAGGCGCCGGCGAAGGCCGCCGCCCCCGTCCTGAACGCGGCGACCGCCACGAAGGCGCAGGTCGCGGAGGCGCTGAAAATCTTCAGCGGCCAGCGCGTGACCCCGCGCCAGCTTGCGGCGCTGGAAGCGGCCAAGGCCGGCGTTATGCCGGAACCGCCGGATTGCAGCGCGCCGTCATGGACGCCGCCCTATACGCGGCCGCGCCAGGCGCTGATTGACCTGGCGGCCGCGGGCGACGTTCCCGGTCTGAAGGCGTTCCCGGCGAAGACCTACGACTCAGGCTTCCTGGCGCTGGACCGCTACCGGCGGCTTTGCATTGTGGCGCTGACGGCAAAGGCCGCGGGGGGGCGACGATGACCGACCTGATGCACCTGGACCTGTTACCGTTCCTGATCGCCTTCGCGCCGCTGCTGTTCGCCGTGACGCGTGGCAGGGGCGGCGACGGCTGGAAAATTGCCACGGGTTTGCTTTGCCTGCTTGCGCCTGTCGGCGTGTTCTTCGGCCTCCTCCCCGGCCTGATTGCCTGGATAGCCGCGTGGTGCACGGCGGCGGCCGCGTCTTCCGCGGCACGCAATCTTGCCATGCAGGAGAAGATCCACGCCGCGATTGAAGCGAACCGGCGCGCGAATTGATGGCCGGGGGCGCGGTAGCCCGCCCCCAGCCGCCTTGCCCCGGGCGCCCGTCGCCCGGGGTTTTTTATTTGCTGCGCCCGCGCCCCCGCATGGCCCGCGCCCGCTGGCCCGACGTGGGATAGGTCCGGCCCTGCGCCCGCGCCTTGCGCAGCGCGCGCTTTGCCGCCGCCGGCGGCATGGCCGCCAGGGCACGCTGCGACGCCCTAACCCGGTCGCTTCGCTTTCTTCCCATGGTCACTCTCCCTTCGCTGCCGTCTGCCGAATGCCGACGCACCAAAGCAAGTCGCCGGCGACCAGGAACGGCAGACACTTGGCCTCATAAATCGGATCCAGGACGACGTCGCCCAGGCGGTCGACCGGCGCCGGCGCGTGGTAGTCCAGCGGCGACCGGACCAGCGTGCAGCGCCCCCGCCAGGCGGGGGCGAAGCGGTCCAGGCGCTTCGTCGGATCGCCGCCGACGACGACCCCGACGACCGGCGTGTCGCGGCCGGCCCGGTCCAGCCCGGCCAGCACGCCAGCCAGCGTCATGCCGGACCCGACCGGGACGACGACGCGGCGGACGCCATCCGGCCAATCGCCGACCTGGGCGGCGGTCTGCTGGACGGCTTCCCCGCATTCCATGCCGAACGGGATTTCCCGCCAGCCGCACGCCTTCGCGTCTTCCCGCGCCCGGGCAATTATCACGCTGTTGTAGCCGGGCGAATGCTGGACGACTTCGGCGCCGCATTCCCGGGCCGCCACGACTTCCGGCGCCAGCGCGCCGCCTGGCACATGGACACGGCAAGGAACGCCCAGGGCGCGCGCGACGTGGGCAACAATGTTCACTTGCGGGCTTGCCCGGGACCCGGCGGTTATCAGCCCGGGCGCGCCGTCGGCCAGCGCCCGGCAGGTCCGGACCTTGCCGCCGCGGACGCCGGCGAATTCGTAAAGGTCGTCACGCTTCAGCCAGAATTTCCCATGCGCTTCGATTGGCGTCGGCGGGTCGATAATTTTTAGCGCCACACTTGCGGGCGCAAAAAATGTCGTTGGCGTTGGCGTCGGCGAAGACGTGGACGACGGCGCTGGCGTTGGCGGGGGCAGTGGCGATGGCGCGGGCGTCGGCGGTGGCGAAAAGGCGCTGCGTGGTTCGGGCGGCGTTTTGGTCGCGGCCCAGTCGTGCTCCCGGTTAAGCGCGGCGACGACCGCCGGCGGCGGGTCGAAATACGAGTCCTGCCCGGTCAGAACGGCGGCGCGAACCCGCTCATATTGTTCGGCGCCGAACAAGTGAATGAGATTGTCGGCCAGCGCGACGATCAGCGGCGGCCCTTCGCCATGGTTGCCTTTGCAGACGCCGCTATGCGTCGTCGCCCGGTGGTGCAATACCAGCGTCCCGCTGTCGTTCAGCGTCAGCGGATACAAGTGGCAGACGACGGGTTTGTCCGCCGGCGCATATGTACAGCCGCCCGGCCCCAGCCGCCCGCACGTCGTCGGCGTTCCGTCGTCGTGGGCGAAGGCGCGCGGCGGCCAGAACGACGCCGTCCGGCAGCAGCCGCCGTGACAGCGGCGCAGAATTCCGGCCAGGTTGCATTCATGCGCGCGGCGCGCCCAGGCGGCGGACACTTTCCAGCGGGTCGGCAGAGTCGTTTCGACTCCCGCAGGCGCTGGCGCATATGCAACAGCCGGCTCGTCGGCCAGCGCGTCGGGCGCGTCGTCAAATAGCTCGCCGAATTCAACCGGCCCGATTGCCGCGGTCGCCGCCCGCGCGTCGCCTTTGACGAACGCCAAAAAATTCTGGTGAGTCTTGCCCAGCTTGCGCGACGTTTCGAATTGCTTCGCCGCGCGGATTGGCAACGACCCCGCTGGCGTTACCAAAATCGCCTCGTTGTACAACATTAAGCCGGCGCGGCGGAACGCTTCGCAGGTCCGCCCCGGCAGGCCGCAATAGTAGCCGGTCCGCGGTTCGCGCACGTCGCCGACGACGAAGCACGCAAAGCGGTCCGGCCGCAGCAGCGCCGTCGCCGCGGCGACGACTTCGCAATAGGCGGCGAAGAATTCCTCAAAGTCGTCCAGCGTTGACAGGTCGCGTTCGTCGTCGCTGTAGCGTTCCAGGTTCCAATACGGCGGGCATGTGAACACGAAGTCGGCGGCGACGTCGGCGGCGATCTTGCGCAGGTCGCGGGCGTCGCCGCAGCGCCATTCGGGCAGCGGCGCTGGTGGCCGGCAGATCCGGCGCGCCTGGTCCTCGTTGGCCGCGATTTGCCGCGCCGACAGGTCGACGCCCAGATAACGCCGGCCCAGGCGCGACGCCACAATGCCGCGGACCGACCCGCCGGCGAACGGGTCCAGCACTAGCCCGCCGGGCGGGCAAAACCAGCGGTAGGCCAGTTCGCAAAGCACGGGGTCGAAGATCGACGTTCCGGTTAGCCCCGTGTTCGGGTCGTGGGGGTCAGTTTCGATCCGGCCGTAGACCAGGCCGGCGGGGCTGACGGTCCGGTCCGCGGGCGTTGCGTCATTCCTGGCCATTGGTCGCCCCGCGCGGTCGGTTGGAATAGTGATTCAGCCGAAATTCCGTCGTGTCGATCTTGCGCCCGTTGGCCGCTTCCCAGGCCCGCTTCTCCTCGTAAAAACTGGGATCCTGGCGGGCGACGCCGCCGGTCCAGCCGATGCCGCGGGCGACGCTCAACGTGTCATGGCCGGCGCCGTCGGCGCGCTGCGCTTCGCCGCGGCCTAGTTCGGATTGAATGCCCAACGCGATCCAAGCGCGCTTGCGTTCCTGCCACCAACCCTCCCGTGCGCTGAACACGGAAAACGGGACGGCGCCGAAGCGGTCGGCCAGCTTGACTTCGGCCGCCGCGGCAGCCTCCGCCTCGGCCGAAGAGGAGGCGCCGTCGCCGGCCGGCGCCTTCAGCAGCGCCGCGACTTCGTCGTCGCCGAAGCCCAGTAGCGCCGGGTCGATTGCGTCCTCTTGCGTCAGGCGCGCAAGTTCGCTGGTCAAAAGCGCCAGGTCCCAGTCGGAATTCAGCGCGATGCGGTTGTCGGCCAGGCGGAACGCGCGCAGTTGCGCTTCCGTCAGATGCGACAGTCGAATGACGGGGACATCGGCCAGCCCCAGGCGCTTTGCCGCCAGGACGCGGCCATGGCCGGCGGCAAGTTCGCCGGCGTCGTTGACCAGGCAAGGCACGTTGAAACCGAATTCGCGAATCGACGCGGCGATTTGACTAACCTGCGCTTCCGGATGCGTGCGCGCGTTGGCGGCGTAGGGCAGCAGCCGGTCGGTCGGCCAGTATTCTACCTGAAGCGCCGGCGCTGGCATGGTCACAACGCATAGGTCAGGTACGGCGCCAGGAACGCCTTCGCGCCGCATTTTGCCAGGACGCGCTCGTCCATTTCCGTGTCGCCGCGGTTTTCGGCGATATAGACGAACAGGCGGGCGACCGCCTGGACAAACCACGGCGGGACCTCGTCGCACTCAATCCCCAGCCCGCCGTCGGTCGTGTAAATCGCCCTTACATTGCAAAAGCAGCACAAGTCCGGGCAGCGCAGGCCGACGCCGGACTCGTCGTCGAACAGCCCGCCGGGGCGCGGTCCAAAACATGGCGAATTCGGCGGCAGCACGGCGACCAGGTTCGGCCCGCTGAAAAACCGCACGTCGCCGGCCGGCGGCGCCGACAGCAGGATCGCCCCGTCGGGGGCAACCGTAACCATTTCGTCGACCGGCAGCGGCGGGAAGACCAGGCCGACCATAGCCGCGCACAGATCCCACGCCGCTTCGAACCAGTGGCGCAGCAGTTTTTCGTCAAAGGCGCCGTCCGTCGCCGCTTGCAGCTTGGCGATTTCGTAGGCGGCGACGACGGGGTCCGCGGCGTCCGTTGAGTCGGCCATTAGATCAGCGACGTTGTGATGAACACGCAGTCATGGGCGACGATCTTGCGCCCGTTGCAGTCGCGCGCCGCGACGGCAATGTCCAGACGATAGGCCTTGCCGACCGGGACGTCCGCCCCGGCCCGCACGATGTTTTCCGTGGCGGTCCCGACCAGGTTGGTAAAGCCCGGCTGCGACGTCGGCGGGTCAACGTCCATGCCGGAAACCAGCGCCATTTCGTCCGGGTCGGCCGGCGCCGGCGGGTTGACGTTCAGGTCGGTCAGTTCCGCCGACTCGACGGCGTTCAGCGAATAGCCGGGGACCGACGCCAGCCAGCCACCCCAGTCGATAAACAGCGGCTGCGTGTCGCCTGGCGCGATTGTCCAGGGATGGCAGGGGCACGGATTGATCGGCGCGCACGGGATTCCCACGACAGCCCCCCTACCATGGACACGCGACAATCCGGGCAACCCGCTTGTGGGCGACGATACGCGCCACCCGCGGGCCGGCGCTGATCCCGCCGGCGCGCGGGCGCGCGACGACCCCGGCGACGCGAGGCGACGCATTCAGCAGCCCGCCCTGGCACCGCGGCACGGTCGGATTTACGGACTGCTGTCGGGTCGTTCGCGGCGGAACCGCCGGGGTCATGCCCTTACTCCTCCATGCCGCGGCCGCGGCGCGACCTGGCCGCCGCCGGCGACGGCGCCGCCTGCGCTTCGGCGGACAACGGCGTGACCTGCGTCTGGCAAATGCACGGCGAAGCAAACCAGCCCAGTTCGCACGACGGCGCCGGGGCGCAAATCGAAATGCAGTTTTCTTTCCATGACATCGCCATCATGACGAGCCTCCTCTCAGTTTGATTTTCGGCGGGTCCGCTTCGTCGTCGTCTTCGCCGTCGTCCGGTTTCGGCTTCGGCGGTGGTTTTGGTTTCGGCGGCGGCGGCGGTTGCTGTTCGGGGTCGCCCGCGCCTGGCGCAAATTCCAGGCGCGCCGGGACCGCCCAGCCGCGGCGGTACATGCCTTCGGCGACGTGTTCCGGAACTTCGTAGAATTCGCCAGCGGCATAGGACAGCGTCGTGATCCCGTTGTCGGGGGAATATTCCGCGTCCTGGCGCATGTGCACGACCGGACTCATGCGGTCCCCAACGCTATCGTGTATTCGCCGCACCGTTTTGCCCCTTCTTCGTCGTCCGTGTCATGCGGGACGACCCGCAACCAGCCGGCGTTATGCCGGCGGTAGAGAACGTCCGTGTCGCCGTCGACGACGTCGACCAGCACGCCGTTCAAAATGCGCCCGTGCCCCAGGCCTTCCGCCGTCGGCGGCGCGGTCGCGCCGTTGTTCGCCTGCGATACTTCGCACCAGGACAGGCCGTCGGGCGCGCCGTTGCAGTCGCGGGCGTGTTCAAGTCGAAAGCGCGCCGGGCCAGCGCCGCGGAAGCTGATACGGGCGTCGCCCGTTATGCGCTGCGCCTCGCCTAGCCGCATGGCGCCCCCGTTACCAGGAGACACGCCGTAGCCGCGTGACCACGATAAACACGCCGACGCCGGTCCCGCCGGTCGCCACAACGCGCAGGAATTGCGCCACGCAGGGGACCGCGTACTGACATTGCGAATGCGCTTTCAGCGGCGCTTCGGGACTTAGCGTTATCGTCGCCGGGGCGACGGCCGTCTGCGGGTGCTCGTCGCATTGCGGCACAACGTCGACGTCCGCCCATTTTGTGTCGTCGGGCTTGCAGCGGTCGTCCGGGTCGGCCGGCGCCTGCTGAATCGTGAACGTGCCCGCCGTAATGTCCGCGTCCGTCTGGTTGGCGAGAACCACGGCATAGGCGTAGCCGGGCGACAGGTCGGCCCAGTTCGGCGACTTGCCGTCGAACACCAGAATTGTGCCAGCCGCTGAAAAAGTCATGGTTTGGTTCTCCTTTCCCGCGGACCTAGCGGATACGCAGCAGCCGCGCGGCGTTGGGGCAAATGACCCCGCCGCCGACGCGCGCCTCGAATTTGAACAGCACGCAGAAGCCGGCGCTGAATGGATCCTGCTGCATGGCGACGGCCTTCCGGTTGACGACCATGTAGACCAGATTCCAGTTGCCGAACGCGACCGGCGTGGCGCCTGGCGCTACGTCCGGCATCTGCGTGACGATATTCACGGGGCTGCCGTTGATCGTGAATTGCCCGGTATCGGTTGGCATCGCGATCATGATTGGCCGGCCCATGGCGTCGGACATGGTCAGGACCTGGCCGAACGTGTGCTGATTCATGAGATAGCGGCCGCCGCCCTGGAATTGCATCGGGACCATCCAGCGCAGCATGATTAGATCCTGCCAGGTAAACTGCCCGGCCGGCGTTGACGGCGACGTGTCGCAAGCTGGAATGCCGGCGCCCGGGTTCAGAATCCCAATGGGCTTACCGATCCCGTCGCCGGTCATAATCGCCGTGCTGATTGTGTTGCGGAACGCCCAGTTGACCTTCGTCAGCATCCAATTTTCGATGTCGACCGACGCGTCTTCCAAAATGTCGCGCGACGTGCAGACTATGAAGCGGATTGTTTCCGGCTTCAGTTCAAGTTCGCCCAGGCCGCGCGTCAGGTCGCCTGCCGGGTTGTTGGCAAAACAATCCGTGGCGCACGCCCACGCCGCCTCCATCAGCCGCGCGTCGTCGACCATGAACTTAATCGACGGGCCGCTGATCGTGATGTTCTGCATCAGCCCGGCGACGTCGGTAATGTCTTCCAGGCACGACAGCACGCGCGACGACATTTCCGGCGGCAGAATGAAGCCGGACGAGCCCAGGTTGAACGACGTCAACGCCTTGCGCTGGTCTTCCGGCAGCGTCCCCGCGTCGGTCGTCTTCAGCAGCCCGCGCACGCCCCGGATAGCGTTCGACGCTTCAACAATCTGGTCCTCGGTCGGCTTGAACGGGTGTTCGGGGTCGCGCTTGGGGACGCGCAAAAAATGCTTCAATTCCAGCAGCCCCAGCGCCGCCTTCCGGTTGGCTTCGTCGGAAAATTCCGGGCCGCCAGGTCGGCCGACCTTTTTCGACAGCGTTTCGATTGCCGTTTCTAGCGACTGCGCTTTCGTCGCCTGCGCCGCCATGTCGGCGCTGATGCGGTCAAT